ATCTAATATAGTGCAAGGCTTATTCATTATTTAGTAATCGTTATAGGCTCTAAGTAAGTGTCTACAAAGTCAGAAAGATCTACACCAGAAGATGCACCAATAAAGTTAATACTATTGGATGCAAGTGTTTGTAATTGAGAGATCGTATTCTGCAATGCAGTTTCACCTAAGTTAAGAAAATCAGGGTCAGTCATAAGATTCTCTACAGAGATCTGATAGTTCTGCATAATACTAGATGCTTGTGTTCTTATACTCGCAGCCTTTTCAGCACTGATACTTTGATTCTGTAGGATGGCTTGATGCTGCCTATCTAAGTCCGATTCAAATGTAGTGTGCTGCTGCTGAAGATCTTGTAGCCACGTCTTAGACTGGTCAGAAGCTCCTTGCATTTTAGAAGTAAATGCATTCTGAATATCCTGTTGTTTCTGCTTGATAGCAGCGTTCTGTTCTGCTAATCCTCCAGATACAATTGCCTCCACTTGTACATTCTGTGCATTATATTCTGCATCTTGCTTTGACTTAGCAAACTGATTGTACATCTGAGCATCCTGTTGGGCTATTGGTAATGCACCTTCTATAGCTGCTCTTCTTCCAAACTCAACTGCTAGCCCACTATTGATCAAACCCCTAGATCCTGCTTTCTCTACAGCCTTTTGTTCTTGCTGTTTTAAGTATGGGCTGTCAGACGCTAGCAGACTCTGTAATTGTCCTGCTACCGTCTGCTTTGCTGTGTCTATGTACGATCCAGAATCCTTGAAGGATATATTATTACTAAGAGCACTACCGACCTTATTAGCATCATAATCTTGGAAATCAGTAGCCCCTCTCTCAGCTTCAGTCTTAGAGATGTCACTATATGCAACTCCTTGAGCTTTAGCTACATCTTGAGCAGACTGAGATATTGTGTTTGGAGTTGTAGTAGTAACAGCCCCTATATTGTCTAAAGCTCCGTTTGCCATTATTCCCCCGCTAAGAATGCTTCTTTAAGAGCTTCTTTCTTTAACTCTCCAGCCTTCCAGTTGTCTTTCTTGAATTGTAAGTATGCTAATGCCAACCCTTGGATACCTGTTTTATTAAGGGTGACTTTCTTATTCTTAACACCATCAGTATCCTTCTCCGCTGTCTTCCACTCCTCTGTAAAGTTTGATGGAAGTAAAGGAAGTACAGAGAAGATACCCTGAATAAACTCAGTGTCTGGATAGTATAGGTTTCCATTAAAGCTAAATGGTTGTTTATCAGCCTCTTCAACCTCACTATCGATTGCTTTTAGATTTTCTTCGAGATTTACTACGTTACTAGTATCCCCTGTTAAAACTAAAGATGGGGTTTGATTGTTCCAACTGATAGAGTAAGTAAAAGACTCATTGAAGCTATTTAGATTACTTTCAAAAAAAACTTCATCCGGTCTTTGTAGCCACCTTCTACTTGAGATAAAAGACGGTACAGTGTCTCCTATGTTTTTATACCAAACTTTTATTATCATTTACGGTAAGCTCCACACTTTAAGATCAGCATACACCTCAGTTCCTTGTGAAATAGCTGTTCCGAAACCATTAGTAACAGCACTTACTGTATAGTGCCTTAATTCTAATTCTGTTTGTACTAATAGGGTTATTTTTCCTGATATTACAGACGGAACATAGGCCAGATTATCAACAGTTCCTTCTAGGATATAAGAACTACCTGTTACATCATATAACCTAAGTTTACTGCCTTGCACGTTAGCACCTAAAGTACCAATACCTTCTATATAGTAAGTACCAGCAGGTAGTGTAACTTTATTGCTTGCAAGAGATGCACCTGATATTTCATTTGTTAATACAGTATTAAGAACCCTAGTGTTTATACCAGCAGAGCTATTAGCCCCATTGGTTCCTTGAGTTCTTTGATCTTGTACGTGGAGCAACTTAATTGACACTTGAACAGGAGCATTAGCTATGACAAACGCAGTAGTTGCTATTTGAGTTGTATTAGTCCCAGGAGAGGCTGTTGGTGCTGCTGGTGTACCTGTAAGTGTTGGAGATGCTAGAGGTGCCTTAAGATCCAGGGCAGATTGTGTAGCAGTACTAACAGGTTTATTAGCATCGCTGGTATCATCTACATTACCAAGACTAACAGTGCTTTTAGTTATAGATATTACAGGATTATGAGGATCTGTATTATCGACACCAGTACCTGTGAGTGTCTGAAGTCCAGCAGATGCTTGAGCCTTTGCAGCCCAATGTTTAGCCGAATACTTGCCAGTGGTTACAGGAACATCTTCTGACTCTTCAGCCCACTGCTCTGCAAGAGCAGCTTTTGTAGTTGCTGTGCTTGCTGCTGTGCTTGCAGTAGAAGCACTACTAGTTGCGCTACTTGCGCTTGCAGTAGCTGAAGCCCTATCAGAACCTGTTTGTACTCTATCAGCAGCGGTTTGGGTTGCATCAGCTTCAGCAGAATCTGCATGACCCTCAGCAATACCAGCCCAATAAGTAGCATCACCGCCTGCTGCAACTATGTCTGCTTCTGCTAATTGGAATGCAGCATCTACTGCACTGTTAATTGAATTAAGGTCATCTGCGTAGGCAATATCACCATCGGAAACTTCCTTTCCACTAGAATTATAATATGTAGAAGCCATAGTTATTTATAGTTGCCTGCCACAAAGTTGAAAATCTGTTATGAGGTTTTGGACTGTATGTTGTCTTTTGTAAGCCTCACTAGTTCTTATAGTTACACTCATATTTGCAGCTAATCCGTTTATAGGATACTTGATCATATTAGTATTCTCAGATCCACTATATCTCATAGTTCCCCACACGCCCTCTCCGTATCTTGCACCAGCACCTGTGAGGTCTATTTGCATAATACCAGATCTCGGTATGTACCCTGATACGTAATCAAAAGAGAATCTAATGTTCACTGTAAGATCACTAATAGATGCTATCTCAAATGTAACTTCTTTAAATCTCTTCCAGTTTCTAGGAGACTTATAGTGATAGAAAGCTGTACTCATAAGGGTATCAATAGCCACCCCATCAAAAGATGTTCCTATATCCATCTGATATACATAACCATCTGTAGATGTAAAGAAGATAACTATATCTCCATTAGTATCTTCACCTTCTGTAACTGTTAGGACTGGCTTAATGAAATCTATTACTGTTACTCCTCGTAGTTTCTTATTGAGAAATGAGAAGTAAAGAGCACCACCATTAGAGAAGTAAAGTCTATATTGGTTTAAACTACGAGACACAACAGAACAAGCGATAGATTGCTTGTTGTTCTGTAAGGTCTTCTGGACTCTCTGTGAGAGACTATTAGACTTGAAGTCACCAAATTCTTGTGCAGCTTCTAGACTAGTTACGCCCCTATCATCCATAAAAATAACAGTACCGAAGACCCTCTGAGCGGTGTTACTGTATGCACCTGAAAAGTTTGAGTAAGACTCTACAACGAAATCTTCTGCTGAATATCCGTTTACAATTTTGATAGCTTCGTCGCAGAAGACTATCAGAGTATTCCCAACACTAGCGATAAGATTAGTTATCTCTCTACCCATACCAAACTCACCGGCAGATGTAGTCCAATCTGCAGGATCACCAGCAGTAGAGTACTGTAAAGAACCTCCTACGTATGCCAACCAGAGCCTATCATTATGTGCTATCAGGTTAATTGGTTTGTCATCAGCACCCATACCTGCATTAGAAATAACAGTAACTGTAGTTCCATCAAAAGCCCTGGTAGCGTTCTCTCCGTCTACCCAATACATAGAGAAATCATTAGGATCTCCAGTAAAGTTGTAATTAAAGAACTTATAGTTACCATCAGGTTCTAAAGGATCACCACTAGTGTCTATCTCATCCCAACCAGTTGCAGTGGCTACAAACATTGCTGCTGTAGCTCCTCCCTCTGCATTTCTAAATGCGTATACCTTACCTTCAAATATATGAACACCAAGCACATTACCAGAACCTGGAACTTCAGTAATTAGTTCTCTAGCTGCATCTTGATCTACATGATCGTCATCAGTAGCTCCGATAGAAGATGGTTTCTCTGTACCATCAAATCTCTCATATCCGGCTACTGAGATGTAACCACCCTGAGATCCCTCGACTAACTGATAGTTATAGCCAGCTATTAACTCTCCACCTTTCAATTCAATGGAACTTACATTCTCATTGAGACCTCCGTCCATAATAACTGGCTCTGATCGGACAGAGGAGAACCTTAGTCTTCTATTCTTCATTAAGCTATACCAGTTATGATAATATCTTTCTTAGGTAAGTACCTACGCAACAAGGAACCATACAACTTAGCGTGGTCGTAGGAATACTTATCGTACAATTCAGGAGAGCTAATAGCAGCACAATACTTCGCTATAGCCTCATAGACTATCAGGAGATGAAAATGTGATGGCATCTCAGGTACAGAACTGTCAGTAGTTAACGTCTGTGGTTTTTTCTGATAATCTAACGTGATAGTATAGATGCTATCAGGTCTATTAATACAGATAGCATCGTCTTGTGGCCTGATAGTAAACTCACTTATTTTTTGATTAACCGAATCGTTTATGTGACGATAAGTGAAAGTATCATAGTCAACATAGTTATCTAAATACTTACTAGATGTGCCATCTGAGAAGTAGAAAGAACCTTTCTTCCACCTACCAAGCCTATGTGAAGATGTACCAAATATTGTAGAAGGCAGATACGTAGTAGTTCCTACAACGGTATTGAATGAAACTCTATCTCTCAACCATACCCAATCTTCTCTAGCATTCTGAATGTCTGTATAAGCATCAGATACCACATTAACTAGATCAACTTCAGCCCCCATAGCACCTGAAATAGAGGCTGGACCTGTACCTGACATTCCTACTCGGCTTCTAACAGCCCTTACAAGTTCTATGAAGGTCATCTATATTACTCTTTCTTTGCTGATTTGGGTGCGTATTTAACTACAGGTCTTGAAGTATGAACCTCTGGTTTCTCTTCGTTCAGGTTGAGTTCTTCGAGCACTGATGGTTTCTCAGGTACAACTGTCTCCCATTCACCTGGCTCTTTACGCAACTTGATCTCTCCGATTACGTAGATACCACCATTCTTAATGTTTCTTACAGTGAACATCTTTTCATTTCGCATACTTGTTTATTTCCTTTAGGTATGAGAAAGGGTCTATCAGTTTCTGATAGAACCTAATAGACCCTTTAGTTGATTGTTAATTAGCCAGCAATGATAACACTCTCTACGAGTGCTACTGGCTGGATTACTTCACGACCGTATACTGAAAGTCCTCGAACATAATCGCCAAAGCTATCAGGAATCCTAATAGTCTCATTCTTAGTGAGTTGCAGTGCGAAAGTAATGGCCTCTTTAGTTCCTGCAAGAGCATAGAACAACTCCGCAGTACCTTCAGTTGCATGATAGAGGTTGTTAGATTGGATGACTTTCATACGATCTATCTGACCAACCAGACCTGTCCTCAAAACTGCCGTATCATCTCCGGTAATATTTGCAGCTTTAAGGTCACCTTTCTTCAAGCGAGCGATAGCCCACGCCGGAAGAATAACCCACCGATTCTCCGAGGGAATATTTTGCTCGTCAAGGACAACGTTCATGTCAACGATAAGATCAGTTGCATTATCAGAAGTGAGAGACACTGCATTAGATCCATTAGAACCACCAGCAGCACCGAGTGCAATGTTAGACAGAACACCAGCAGTGTTACCACGGTTGTTACTATCGGCTTTACCTACAACATAAGACAGTACATCAGCATCAATAGCAATCTTCAGACGCTCACCAGCATCAGCAGTGAACTTATTCATCAAATCAAGGTCGGTAGTGACTGCATCAATATCGTCCATACGGAAACTATAACTCTTAGCTTCTGTAATATTGAGAGTCTTATTTGCTTTCTCAGGAACTTCATAAGAGAGTGTACCACCAACAGTATAGTCACTAATAGTGATAGCAGGGATAGTTCTACATTATATTGTACTTTGTGTTTCCAATATTAGACTATCGCTTATCCTCATCGGATCGTCTTTGCTTAGTCTTTGCGCTCTGCGAATTTCATGGAAGTTCAGCATTCTTTCAATCAATAAGTATTTGTACTTTAGGCAAGAATATTTTCTAAGATTTCCAAGTATCCTTAAAGCACTTAGAACACTGTTAGATCCTAAATTTATTTGCCATTTAAATGTATCATCAGTGGTTGAGTAACAGACATTACCTCCAAGAGCATTCTTCACAAAATATGGTATATGCTTGTCACAACTTTGCAGGCCAAGAGCTATACCTAATTCGTTAAATGTACTTATATTTCCATGCCTATTTAATCTTCTCCTACCTAATCTACACTTATAGTATCCGTCAGCGTCTAAAAGTCCAGCTAGCCAAGCCCAAGAAGGGTGCTTAGGTTGCTTTAACCACTTTGATTCTCTACGAGAACACTTAGAAAATTCTTTTAATTCTTCAGTGTTTTTATCTGTCAGAGAAACTCCTTTTAATTCATTAACTACCCAAATTAAATTCTCAAAGTGTGTTCCTTTTATTCTCAAGTGCTTTCCGATTCTATTGAACAAAACCATAGAATCTTTTTCTTTCATCACCCAAGCTGTAAGATCTCCTGGTTTATATGATATAAAACCCAATCCAGTGTACTCTTTTAATTTTATTAAAAGTGTGCTATCACAGTCTTGGAGTTGCGAGGAAACGATATTAGAGACTAGAGTAGCTCTCCTATTTTCTGTTGATTTTTCTTTGTAGAAATCAAAAGCAACAGTACCATCACCATCAAATAAACCAGCAATATACTTATACAATTGTTCAGAATGCTTTCGTTTTTCCTTTAACTTCCCTGAGATGAGGGAGTAGCCTAACGTACTTGTGTTAAAGCCAGTGAAATTCATTTAACCTCCAAAATAGGGGTTCTGCATTAGTTCGGATTTTACTCCGTTATTTAAAAGACGTTTTAATATAACTAGAATTTAAATTATAACTTGATCTCCTTGACCTTTTATTTCACCTTGATAGTCAGTAGAAGCTATTTCTCCGAATACCGTAGATGCATAGAAGTTGCGAAGCATTTTTTTGCTCCACACAATCGGGGTAAATTTACTAGTCCCATCAGATGCATAGTCTTTATATCCAGAGGTACGAGTTACGCCATTAGCCATTTTTACTTCTC